ATAGTGCAGCATACCCGATAGCGCTGCCTGTCTTTTTCATAAAGGCATACTCTGATCCACTAGACATCATATTCGATCCGTTCCTTGGAAGCGGGACCAGTCTAATATCAGCAGCAATGGAGGGCCGCCTCTGCCGCGGCGTTGAAATATCTCCGATTTATTGCGATATCATCCGCAGGAGATGGACAAGATACGCCATAGAGACAGGCCAAGATCTTGGAAGCGGGGCGCTAGATGCCAGCGAATGACAAGATGGGGCCAGGCCACTCATATAACGCGCAGGTTCACTATCGCATCATACAGGCCATCAAACTGGGCGCCACCAAAGAGCTGGCAGCGAAGGCGGGCGGAGTGGGCGCCAGAACACTGACCAGATGGCTATCAGACGCCAAGCGCAACGGAGAGGAGAGCGTATTTGCGGGATTGCACCAGGACGTAATTGAGGCAGAGGCGAGCGGTGCCACTCATGCTCTGGCGTGTATTGTCAAGGCTGCGAAGTCCGGCAGGTGGCAGGCGGCGGCATGGCTCTTGGAGCGCAAATATGGATACAGGCGCGATGGCGTCAAAGAGCTGCGGGAGTATGCAACCATACCAGGCAGCCTGGAGACGCACAGCGCCGAGATACTGGGTGAGATTCGCAGACTGCGCATCAGCGCCACAGATGACGGATCACACATTGCGGCGGCCAACCTCCTGCGCATGGAGGCAGAGATGGTGCAGTCCCAGCGCGCGGAGGAGATGGCGCACGAGGAGGCGCAACATGCGAAGGCAGACGAGAACGAGCTCTTGGAAATTATCAAGAGTTCGGTGGAGGACATGCCCAGGGCAGTGCTTGACCAGCTGGCCAAGATCATCGAGGAAAAGCGCAGGCGCGCCAGTTGAGTCTGCAAGCGCTGGCGCTGCACCTTGACCGGCTAAAGACCAAGGCGGTAAACAATCCGCTTGCACATATGCGATGGCTACCAGGCCAACACGCTTTCCTATCCGACCCATCACCCAGAAAGCTCTTCAGGGCTGGTAACCAGTCACAGGGCAAGACGACATGTGCGTTGGCCGAAGTCATATTCAGGTCATTGGGTGATCACCCGTTTCTGCAAGTGGGCAAGCCACCGATTGAGTCATGGGTGGTCTGCGCCTCCTGGAGTCAATCGCTCGCCATCCAGTCAAAGCTGTGGGCTATGGTGCCGAAGGATCGCATCCATAGATCAACCGAGTATGACCCAGTTAAGGGATTCCGTGGCGTCAATCCAGCTGTGCGCTTCGACAATGGCAGTATCGTGCGATTCAAGACCACCCAGCAGGGCGGACTAAGTCTGGCAGGCTCAACCATCCAGTGCGCGCTATTCGATGAGCCACCAAAGTCCGCGCGGATCTACGGTGAGGTTCAGAAACGGGTGATGCGCGCAGGCAGGCAGGGCCAGGTGATGCTGGCGTTGACTCCAGTCAATGCACCATGTGACTGGCTCAAAGAGGCGTGTGGTGAGGGGTTGATTACAGATCACCACTATCGGTTAGAGCCGAAGAACCTGATACCAGTGGGATCTAGTGAGCCGATGGTGCTGATGGATGGCACAGTATGCAATCAGGATTGGATTGACAAGATCGTGGCCGAGACATTGCCCTGGGAGACGCCAGTGGTAGTTCATGGCGAGTGGGAGATGCGCACCACTGGCGCGGTGTTCGCCAACTTCAGGCGTGATGAGCATGTGAGCGCAGACCTTCCCAAGAAACACACATCTCTGGCTCTTGGAATCGACCACGGCGATGGCGCCAACTTCAGCCAGGCAGCGATCATTGTGGCAGTGGATACGTCAGATGAGTATGAGCGGCTCTGGGTGCTCGATGAATACCAGAGTGAAGGCACCACCACACCCGACCAGGACGCGCGGGCGATCAAGGTGATGCTGGACAGGCATGGCTTGCAGTGGTCGAGTCTGGACTATGTGTGGGGAGATCGCAAATACCCAGGCAGGCGCGCAGGCGCCTCCAAGAAGAGCAACTTGGACCTGATACACGCGATGGCCAGAGAGCTGCACATACCATACAGCAAGATCCGACCACCCATTCGCACAGTCAAGCGTGGCGCTGGGCGAGGCGCGGGCTCTGTGCATCGTGGAGTCAGGTATGTGCACCACTCGATGGTCAGGCCAGGTCACTTTCATGTGCACCCCAGGTGCAAAAACCTGATAGAGTGTATCGAACGTTGGGATTTCAGAGACGACAAGAACAAGCACATGATAGATGCGCTGCGGTATAGCCTACAGAGCTGGGTGTTTGCGCGCCGAAAAACGACATCACAGCGGGTAAGAATAGGAGTCTAGATATGTATAGAGCACCGATCATGCCAGTACCGGCAGATATAGACGAGAGCCTGCGCTGGCAGCAGACCAGACTCAGGCGCCGAATGCTAGATGGTCTGTGGCGTCAAGACCTGATCGATCGACTCCAGGAGCATCTTGGCACCACCAGGAGAGAGGCGTGGGGCGCAATCGACATGAGCAGCAATCCGTTCAGGGTCATTTGTACGAGCCTTTCTGCGCTCTACAGCAAGCAGCCGAGCGTCTACCATGAGGATGAGAGCGCGCAGTTGCTTATTGGCACCAGAGGAGCCATTGCGGAGTCAGGTCTGTGGTCGTCAATGCGCAGATTCCAGAGCTGGGTCATTGGGTGCCGAGAGTATCTGATGCGGGTGAGCGTATCACCGAATGGTGAAATAAACTACAGGCCAGTACCTCCTGATATGGTTCACGCCAGCGCCAGCCCAGAGAGCCCAGAGGAGCCGCTGATGGTCTGTGAGCTGCGAGCGCGCAGGCATCATGGGAAGATACTATGGACATATGATGTCTTGGATATCACAGACCCAGCGAATCCTATTTATCAGGTGATGACCGCTGACAAGTTTTACCAGGGCAAAGGGGTGGACATGTCGGTGGAGTTTCTCGGCGCTGATATGAGCGGTGAGAACTATCCATACAGAAAAGCAGACGGGACGCCGATCTTGCCATATCAGATCTACCACGCAGACAGGTTAGGGGATCGTCTGTGGGATCCCTATGAGCTCATTGAGCTGGTGGAGGGCAGTTTGAATCTGGCAGTGGGCTATTCTATGTGGTATCACGTTTTGAGAGACTCAAGCTGGCCACAGCGCTGGATTGCCAACGCCCGGGTAAGCGGTACAGATATCTCTGGAGATCCTACCCGCGCGGAGGTAGTGACAGATCCAGCCAGTGTCTTGATGCTGGAGCCGATGGATGACGGTCAGATCATGGTGGGCCAGTGGACCAGCGGTGGAGATATGGAGAAAATGGAACAGGCGCTCCAGTCATTTGCGCAGCGGCTGGCCCAAGATGCGGGTCTATCACCTTCAGACATCCAGCGCGCCAGCGGCAATGCGCGATCTGGATATGCGATAGCGCTCACCAATAGTGGCAAGCGTGAAGTACAGGAGCGATATAAGCCCCAGTTCAGATGGGCTGATGAGCGATTGATGGCGCGCACAGCTGCGATCTTCAATCGTTCCACAGGATCCAGTGTGCCTGAATCAAACTATGAGGTCACATACAAGGAGATCGCATTAAGCGCAAATGAGCGGAGTGCTATCACCAGTGATGTATTCTCCCGTCTGGATAGAGGATTCATCAGCCCGGCACAGGCCAAGGCAGAACTAGAACCTGGGTTGTCAGAACGACAGGCCGCAACAGAGTTGGCGCGCATCAGAGCGCTCCGTCAACGATAGGAGAGTGATATGTCAGAGGACACAGCAGAGATGGGTTCAGGCGCGCAGGCGCGGATCAAGAAGCTCATTGAGAAGAACAAGGCATTGGAGGCGCAGTTGGCCGAATCATCAGGCCACGCCAGCAAGATCGAGACTCTGGAATCACAGATACAGGCGATCACTGGACAGCTGGCAGAGTCCCAGGCTGGGTCTGCCACGCAGATCGCGCAACTCACCAAGGTCCACAGTGTGGAGCGGGCGCTTCTTGCGCGCGGCATCACGGGCGAGGAAGGGATCAATATTGCGAAGATGGTCTATGACTCGATACCCGAGGACACCAGGCCAGAGATAGGCGATTGGCTGGCGGGTGAGCTGCCCAGAGCAGTGTCCGCATACCTGCCACAGACAGCGCCACCACCATCTCCACCGACAGAGGCAGGCGCACCACCACCAGATCCTGCGCAAGCGCGCGCCATCGCACAGCCCAAAAGCAACGGCACGATCGCAAGACCTGTGTATGATGGCCGCGCCAACTTGAAGGCGGCCACGAGCAACCCAGAGAACTGGCGCCAGAGCCGCAACGAGTTCCTGACCGAGGACGGTTTTCTCAAGCCAGTTTGACATCTTGAATTCGGCACAGTAGGATGTGCCATGGTCCAGGTCGCTCCTGTAACAGCTGAAAAGACCGCTAATCAGCATTTACAATGGAGGGCCACAAATGGCTACATATTATACAGACATCGCAGACTTGCGCTTGAGCGCTGTCCTGGCAGCTGAAATTCAACTTCTTTTGGCAGATCGAGCGTCTTTATGGCGCCATCCAGCTATCACCTATTTGGGCGATCAAGCAGGATCTGGCTCATCTACTCGCAAGGTGCCATTCGCAGCACTAGGCTCCACAGCCATGAGCGCTATCGCGGAAAACGCCAGCGCAACAGATACAGCGATCGTGGATGCATCAGTATCCTTGAGCATCTCACGAAACGTCCTTCAGCGCTCTATCTCAGACCTGGCAAACCTCACAGACAGTGTGGGACTCAATGTCAGCGGATTGGCAATGGAGGCAGTGGGAGCCGCCGAGCTGCGATTTCAGGAGATGGTCTGCACCGCAGGCGCGGGCTTCACGACAGTGGCAGGCACAACCGCAACGGCCATGTCTGTCAATGACTGGTTCGACGCTCAGTTTGGGTTGACCCAGGCATCGGCCACAGGTCCAGCCATTGCGTGCTTATATCCAAAACAATGGACGGATCTCCAGTCCAGTTTGAGGGCAGAGTCTTCCAACATGATCGCCTTCTCTCCCGACGACCGATCGAACCTTGATCTTTCCGGTCAGGGCTTCGTGGGTCGATTCAATGGGGTGGATATCATGGTCAGCACATATGTGCCGACCGCCAACGCTGGCGCTGATTCAGCCGGTTTTCTGGCAGTTCAGGGAGCTATTGGATACGCCGAGGGCACAGTCACCAGCGTGCGCGGTGGTTCCGAGGTCATTCCAGTGGCTAGTACCAGCGTGTTCACAGAAATCAGCAGGGATCCAAGTGGAGCATTAACCAAGTTGGTCCACAACTATTACGCAGCGGTGGCAGTTCTTCAGGACGGCATGGGCGTGGCGATTATCACAGACAGATAGGTTTTGAGATCGGCTCAGGGGAGTTCTTTTGTCCTCTGAGCTTATCTTGGGTCGATCTCTTTTCTTTAGTTAGGAGGACAAAATGGGACATGATTTCGGCAGCGCGAGCTACAACGGCACATCAGCAGAGCCACTGACCAGTACAGGAGCGATGGAGAGGTTGAACCTTCCACCATCGGCCAACTTCTTGTTCTGTTACAATCCAATGAGGTGGCAGGTGATGGGTGACGAGGTGTTGCCATGTCTGCACCAGCTCCGCAGGGAGCCAGGCGTGGAGCACGTTGGGCCGAAAAACGGGGGAGATATGGCACCTGCTATTGCGGCCAAGATCTCCAAGGGCTGGAAGATCATCCCACACGATGTGATACCAGGCGGGTATGTCCGCCAGTTCGCAGGCCGCAGTGGTCCGATACATCTCACGAAGTGGGAGACTCCGCGCCAACTGAATGGTCGAGTGTTCAAGACTCAGACAGACAGAGAGGGATACAGGGACTTCCTTCGAGATCTGGTCGAGCGTGGGATCGTGGACGCACCAATGCCAGAGATATTTGACGACTTCATATCCCGCGCCCAGGCAAAGGTGGACCGCGCAGCGCCACACACAGCGACAGAGGCAGGCCAGGCGGTCTATGACCGAGCGCTCCAGGAGTTGGAGGCGGTCAAGTGCGCATGTGGGCAAGGGACGCCAAAGCCGCCAGCAAAGAAGCGACGATCGAGGGCAAAGCCCAAAGCGAAGACCAAACCAGAGACATCTGTGGAGGCAGTGGATGGATGATGGTCTAAAGTTTTGGCGCTCTGTTTTGGCGGTGGAGCCATCACCTGCTGCCACAGGTGGAGGCAAGGATGGGCGTATGCGTGGACGGGTAGACCAGTTCATGGCTACGCTCACACGCAATGGCTACACGCCAGACCAGGCGGCTAAGATCGCCACAGACTGCGCTAAAAAGGAAGATCGCCGAAAATGACAGATCCCACAGCCAGATTCGAGATGCCTGACCTGATCCAGCGCGACCAGGCCAACCATATCTGCGTCCGCGTCTGGCTCAATGGAGTGATATACACCGACAACCTGACCACTGGCACGGTAACCGTGCATGATGACTCAGGCGCGATCGTATCAGGTCCGACTGCGGTCACGATGGAGAGCACGGCGGTGGGCTTTGTTCCATGCCATACATTTGGCGCGGGCGATTTCTTATCAGACGACTTTGCAGAGGGTTGGCAGATCGAGTGGGATATAACGCTCAACAGCGGCGACAACTTCATATTCCGAAACGAGGCC